CATAGCAGATAGGCATTGATACAAAATCACCGCCACCATAAGCAGGGTCATTAGCTGCAAATATCCTATCAGGCCTTATTCCTTCAAGTTCTTCCGGTTTAAAGAAATTCATCATATCGACATTGAACATCTGACCTTTTCTTTCAATAGGCTCCTGCTGATACTGTGCAAACCATGATGCCATATCGTCGTTGTTCTCAAAAGATGCCATACGTCTTTTGTAATCAAGAGTTGTATATCCCAAATGATACGGATAATCAAAATTGCTTTCTCCGTTTTCATTTAGGGCAGGAATAATAACCTCTCTGTGCCGTATGCCTTTGTATTCAGGATCATTTTGTAATAGGTCTAACCGTCTACCTTGAACGTCTTTTTTCGCCCAACGTGTGCCAATTCCCAATAATTTAGCTTTTCCCGGCTTAATTCTCGGCATAAAGTTGTTGTCGAATTTTCCCCATACAGTATTTTGTCTGTCTTCACTCAATGCTTCATCAATACCGCTGAATAAGTCATCATAAACTCCAAGCCCGTCACAGTCACAAGCACCATTCAATGTTCCGTAAATGCTTCGCATTGTAAATGTTGGGTATGTTTTTTTACGTATAAGGTCTACTGTCAAATCTTTTCCGTCAGTAACCAACTTTTTCTCTACTATGTTTGGATATATTTCAGCATACGTGTATGTCGGGTCCGTAATCATTTCTATGATACCGTCATAGTAACCACCAGTAATTTTGTCTGAATATGCCGAATACAGATTAGATCGCTCTGGTCTGTTAGAACCAAACCACAGATTTCCCATTTTGACTATTTGTGTCTTTCCGATACGTCCGGGGCAAAACACCATTCCTTCGTCCAGCACATCATCGTACAGATCTTGAATAAGCTGTGCTACCTGCCGTAATGGATTTATTCTCGGCTGATAAAATCTCTCTTCTACCGGTCTATTCTTTTCCATGTATAGCATGAAACTTTCAAATTGGTAATGTGCTTCAATCAGAAGAATTTTGTAATAGTCATCAACAAGGCTGTATTTTTCTTCATGTTGTTGGCTGTATTTTTCAAGGTCAAGTATTCTACCGCCTGTCCTATCCATGCAGAAACGCTCTACAATGCCTTTAGAACGGTTTGTTATCTGTAAGCCATAAGTTATATCTTTTTCACCGTTTATAGCCACTCTGCAGGCTTCTATATACGCATCAATGACCTGTTCATCAATCCCTTTGCGCTGTATGTAATTGTCATAGCTGTTTACTGCCGATATAAGGCTCTGACTTGCCAATATAAAAGAGCCTCCTTCCCTAAAATTTTGGAAATTTGGCTCTCTGCGTAGGCACTCTACGACTGGTGCTCTGAAATGCTATATTTATCTGCCATATACGGCATTATTGTTCCACTCGACTTCCTGTTCATCAAGATATTTATGGCGTACCATATACCTCTGTATCTGCGATTCCTGGTAATTTACAATCTGTCCTGTCGTTCTCACATACACATCATGGCTTGCTTCTGCTCCTAAGAGTGATTTACACCAGCTTTTAACCACAACACCTATCTGATTTTCCTCGACAACAACAATATCTCCGAAACAAAATTTCATCGTTCTACTCCGATTATATTGATTTTCCCACACTTTGGACATTTGATTTCAGCCTGTCCGTTGAATTTACCTAACAGGCGGTTGCATTTGCTACAACGATGTTCGGACAGTTTTACATAAAAACATTTTTTCAAAGCTTCCTCGTCTTCCTTTGTATCTGCCACTACAATCGGGTCTTCTCCCAGTGTTGTACATTCAATTTTTACATTTTCAATATTCCCGATGTTTTTAGGTGTGACCTGCCGCCACGCATCACGCTCTATATTTTCAATTACTGCTGTCATGCTCATTCTTCAATACTCCTATCAAATCATGCATTTGAATCAGTAGTTTTTAAATATTCAACGAACTGTGCCCAAGCCTGTTCGCATGTTAAATCGCCAACAGGATTTTGAACATAGTATTCTTGGAAATATTCCCGGGCCTTTTCTTTTTCATCTTCGGAATATGAATCCCATTTAGAAACTCCTGATTTCTTTTTGAAAAATTCGCACTCATGTTCACTGTCAGCAAATCCAGCACCAGGAATCCATTTTTCCGGATGGTTGCACATTTCAGCCATCCCTACAACTTCGTTTCTATCAAATCCAAGGTAAGCACAATCATGACACGTCATTCCTCCACCAGCTTTCTGCCGCACATGGGGCAAAACTCAATTTTAAAATATCCCATAGTTGCTGCATTTGCAAAAATAACAATACCAGGTTTATTGTCTCTGACATTTTTCAAAATCTGTGCTTCTGTCAAATTTGTTTCATTCGCACATTTATAAATTTTAATGTCTGCTCCGCAGATTGTATTTTCGTCATGCCAGTTTTCACAAAATTTACACATGCTTATTTTTCAACCTCTCCATTAACCGTTCACATTTATCAAGATTTTCGCAAGTAATGTTGTTTAAGTATTTTTCGCTTTTGTCAGACACTGTTGTTATATTCATTTGTATCAGTTTCGGTTCAAAATCTTTACAATACTGACAACAATCTTGAAGAATAAGGTGAAATCCATTCATGTAAAATTCCTCCGTAACCCATGCAGACGGAATCGAACCGCCGACACACATCCTATGCGGATGCCGCTCTTCCACTGGAGCTATGCATGGAAATCGCACCGTAAAACCTTTTATGGCTTGCGCAAGCCATAACCAAATGTGCACCGCCTACTTGTCACTGACTATCCACAATCTCACAGTCTTGTCTGTTCTCTACTTCATAGGCTTGGTTTTTCGCTAAACATATGTGGCTTACGTTTTAGCTAGGGAATAGTTGCCGTGGGAGTTGAACCCACCCGACGCAAACAAGGTACGACTACTTTTGAATCTGCAAATTCTACTCGCAGAAGTGTTTTTCGTTGACCGATAATGAGCAACTACTATCCATACATCTCCCATCGACCTGAACTATTGCAGTAGTGCCAGACTAAGTGGAGATAAAGATAAAGTTGGGATGATGGGGCTCGAACCCACAGCCTATGCCTTAGAAGGACACTGCTCTTTCCATTTGCGCTACATCCCAATGTGCGTTTCCATAAGCTGTATGCCTACATTTAAGGCGCTGACGCAGCGCAACACTTATGGCTATTTTTATTTTCGCAGGGCATCCGCCAGTTACCTGCTAGTTGGTTGCGATCCGACATCGTGGGGAAAGAAGGAGTCGAACCTTCGATGTTTCTAATGTCACGGTTTTACAGACCGCTGCAATCGCCACTATGCATATTTCCCCAAAACCTGTGCCGTATAACCACAGATGAACTTCTGGCATATCTATCTGCTACCTACCGACTATTTCAATCACGGTATCGTCTTATCACCGCAGATAAAGTTTTCACCGCTATATAGTTGCAAGGCTTCAAGCGGTTACGTGGAATATAGGTGGGTGAGGATTTGAACCTCACAAAATCAGTTTCTGAAAAGGTGTTGTTGCTGGCTACGGGTGATCGTCCGCCTGTCACTCGGCAATACTCTTACTGATCGGCTTCTTTGCCTGCAATACCATTCTGCCACCACCTACGCCCATTTTGTGTCTGCAAGGGCGTTGCAGTATCTCTGTTGAGCCACATACTCTTCTAAACTGTTGTATGGTACAAAACAGATGCAGATTAAACCCACAACGGTATTCTGCAAAAACCGGGCTGTCATAAACCGGTTAAACCCTCACGAGCCTTGTGACGGCTCTTAACAGCATTCCGCTATGAGGTGAAAGGAGCATTCCATGTAGATGGAATATTCGCAGATGACAAAGACCGAAAGAAGAAAACATCTGCGAAACAGGACTACCAGGATTCGGACCTGGGAATGCAGCAGTCAAAGTGCTGTGCCTTACCGCTTGGCGATAGCCCTAAACTCCGGGAGAGAGACCATCTGCTCCCGGATTATTTTTGTGAAACACCCTATCTTTATCTAAAAAAAATTGTCACGCCTGTGTACGGTACTTTGAAAAACTTTGTGTTGTCAAACGCATTATTCCATTTTTCGTTTCCCACACACAGGCTACATACACTCTTGATGCCTTGATTTCTCTGCCACATATCCAATGCCAACACAACACCGGATATTCGGCAATAACAATGGCTTTATGAATTTAACCCATTCAAAATTGTGATATGGGATAATTCGCATAATCTCCGGTAACCACATAGGCTATACCCACGCGAAAGTTATTCCAAATGCAAGGAACATTGCGAACGCAAATAAAATAACTCCGTCTGATGCTGTTTTCTGTTTTGGAGCATATAATGCACTTGCTATTGCGAAAAACGCCATTACTGCAGTTGTCATAATTTTCAAAATTATGAATAAAATCATGTTAACTCTACCTCCCACACAAAGTAATTTGCAATCAGCAATATCAATCCGAACGCAATGCCAAGCACTCTTGAAATCGTATCTGCACTAGAATCCCGTGCAATCTGAAAACAACTTCCGCAAATAGTAAGTAATGCTGTTGAAGAACATACTTTTAAGAATTTCCTGATTATGTTTTTCATTTTTTCTTCGTCCTTCCTTCAATTTCATCGATCATTGCCATTACCAGTGCTTTGGCAAACTGACTATTGTTGTGCATTTTTATCAGCAAATTTCCTTGCCGGATAAGATACGACCAGTCATCATCCGTTTTCGGATTAGCGTACTCTTTATGTATCTTCCAAACCTCTGTGTAAATCTCTTTAATCTCCGGTGGCAATTCACATTTCTCCTTAACTGGCAAATCTTCTTTAGGCTCTTTATCAAGCCTGCTCTTTTGGTGCTCCATCTGACAGCTAACCATTTCCGTAACATTCTCACGGTCTCTCTTAATTCCGTGACCTTGCAGAAATAATTCGCATTGCAGCACTTCACCGCATTTTGAACATTCGTCTTTTATCTCTTTCCCAAATATCTGCATACGCTTAATCTCTACCAGTGACTACTGCTCTTAAAAATACTCCGATGATGAACAGGATATATACCCATGCAGGAGCATGCAATTGAACCAGTATCCATGCTAAAACTATGTAAATGAAAATCATGTGCTGTACCTCCTAAAAGGCTTTTTTATTTTTGAGAATTTTTTAAAAATCATCCACATTCTCTGTAAAACTTTTCTTCCCGTCCGTCATCATAAATAACTCTTGCAATCGGTTCTGCAGAATGATCCACTTTCTGGCACTTTGGAATACTAAGCATATCTACTCGGTTCTTTATAACCTTGATGTGATTGTCTCTCAGGTATTCTTTGTAGTACCACTTGTCAGATAGCTTGTTTCCACCGGAAATGTTTAGTTTTTGCTCACATTCTTTCTTGCCTATCTTTCCAGTTTTGTACTCCTCTAAAATTTCTAAATAGTTTGATACCGGCAACATTTTAGGTCTTCCTGTTTTCTCCGCTCTTTTTATGACCCTTATGTTTAATGATCCATGTGCAATTTGATGGCAAACATGGCAAAGAGGTACAATGTTCCCTATATTGTTTGTTCCTCCCAATGCCAAAGGAACTACATGGTGATACTCTACATCCAAATTACTTCCACAGTTACAGCAAACTGTTCCAAGCTTATCTTTAAGTTCGTCCTTAAATGACGGTCTGTTAAATTGCAATTTGTTTTGTGTGTAAGATAACTCCATGTTAGTATCACCTCCTGTCGAAGCCTTTTTATTTTTTGGGTAGTTTACTGTACTTAGTAGGGCGGGTTTCCGAATTTCTATAAACCCCCTCCCCCATCATCACCAACATATTTCAACTATGCGCAAAATTCGTGCTTCGCGCAGTCTTTATTGACACGTCCTTAACTATCCCATATTTCCGCACGTTTCCGCTGTTGTTGCTACTCATTTGCATCTATGTTGCTATCGTCATACGCTCCGGAATCGGTCAACATTGATATATTTTGTCCATTTGTACCGCCTAACTGTGGCAGATCCGAAGCAGTTAACGCTTGCTTGTGGTTCTGTTGCTCTCTCGATACTCCCGGAAGGTTCCAACCATAATGCCTATTTAGGATTGCCAGGATCCCGACAGGGTTACGCTTTGCCGTGGCAAGTTTTGCGCTTAAAGACTCTTCACGAAAATCCGATATCTTTTTGCCGATGTCAGAACACGATGGACTTAATTTAGTCCCCTCATCTCTCCAAGTAGCTATTGTATATCTGTCTATACCTGTTAATAAGCTAAATCCTATAGCTGATACCTCTTTGTCATACATCATACACATATATATATAATAATCACATATACGATTAACTAAATCATAATTATAAGCGTTATAATTACTTACTCCACCTGTAAATGATCCAGTAGTATTTACAAGGTTTTTAGACTTAAGACAGTCAGGCTCATTAAATGCATGACGTTTAATATACATAAGTGCAGCATTCCAGACACTCTGAGACTCTTGCCTAATATCTTCGATTTTCTGATCCTTGCAGAACTGGGAAAGATATAGCTCCATGTCATTTTCGTAAACCTGGGATGTTTCTGTATTTTCGACTTTTTCCATGTCCTGCACCTCCTAAAAATCTGCAATAAAAAAATCACTAAGCATCACACTTAATAAACCCATGTTTTTTTGATCTCCTCCACAGATCATGCAAAAACATAAATTTACAAAAGTGACAAGCTAGTGACTTCTTGTCGGTTCCGGTCTGCCGGCTCCGGTGGTCTTGGTTACAATCTGGGCGGCTGCATCTCCAGAGGGGGGTTGAATTTGCACCGCTGTCACTCGCACCGTGTTAGCGTCGGCTCCCTAACTGCTTTTATCATACCACAAGACCTATTTATAAATCTACAACAACCTTTTACGCATTTGACAATTTGTTGTGGTGGTATTCCTGCCGGTGATCCTGCGCATATAAAAATCATGCGATTAAAAAATATCATCCGTGTAAATTTGACAAATGGGATTTTTCAACAGACAGACAGGTAATTTTTGCAGATGGGTACATGGTGGCAGCCGGACAGCTCTAGTATTTATATATACTTGGTTATACAATGTCTTTCTGCTCTTATTTATTTTTATTTTATCTAAACTTTATTTTATCTAATCTCCTTTTATTTAATCTGCGTCTACAAAATGTCTACAATTTGTCTACAAAATTTAGCACGTTAAAA